CTGCGAAGACTGTGATGATGAGAATTTGGAACCATTCCGGCGCAGCCTCCAAGCCGCGCAATCCAGAAAGAGCCCACTCCTGGGTCCACGGCAGGAAGACGAGGGTTAGCACGACGACTGCCCAGATCGTCAGAAGTTCGTCTTTCCAAGAGTTGGCGCTGGCACGCGCCATGATCTGGTCCCAGTCAATGTCAGCCGTCGCCTTCTTCGCCTCGATCTCCAGCCGCGCGGTGTGCTTCGCCTCTGCGATCTCGGCCCGCTTCTCAAACCAACGCGCGCCCGCGTCGACAACCTTGCCGACGACGGGGCCGCCGAGCAGCTTGAACGCCATGTGCAACATCGAATCTAGCCTTTCACTTCGGTGACGGTCCAGCGCGTGACCTGGGCCAGCGGGTAGTAGGTCACCTCGCCGGTCAGCGCTCTCACTTCTAGGACTGTGTCGCTCGCGAGGATCGCCCAGTCGGTCGGCGCCGCGACAAGATGCACGTCGATCGTGTCTTCGCCGATCTCGACGCGGATCATTTGCAGCTTTGGCTTCATTTTTGCAGCTTTGGCTTCATTTTTGCAGCTTTGGCTTCATTCGACGAGCGCTCTGATTTCCGCTGACATGGGGCCGGAAAACTTGATGTTGTGTGCGGTGACGTAGGCCGTCACGACGCCGAGTTGCTGCTGCAACTCGCTGCGGACGCGATAGATGCGCGACGGCGTCTTGCGCCCCTTGATGATGCGCTGCTTGTCGCTTTTTGCGTCGACGAGCAGGACGTGGCCGTCGGGGTGTAAAGCCGCAATGTCAACGGGGCCGCTGACGCGAAACTCTTGTGTGTAGATCAGCCAGCCGCGCTCGATCAGATGCAGCGCCACGCGCGCTTCCGAATGAGCGCCGAGCTGATGCCGGTCGCTAATCCTCTGCAATACGCCGCGCTGCTCGGATGCGAACGTAGAGCAGATAGATGCCGCCGAGCGCGACGACCGCGTTCGCGATTAACACGATGAGCGACAGCGCGTCGACGGCGAACTGGTACGCCATCCCCGCAGTGCCGATTGCTGTCGCCGCGCTACCAACGAAATTGTCGCGCATCAGATTTCGTCCCCGATTTGCATCTCACGCACCCAGCCCGTGCCGGTTGAAATGATCTGCGGAGGCGCGGCGCGGTGGGCCTGCATGTATACCAACTGCCAGTCGCCACGCTCGTCGAACGTCACGACGACGACTGATGTGTCGTTGAGGACCATGCGGGTCGATGCCTCACGCTGCTCGAATTGCGTGCCGGTCCCGACGACGCACAGAAAGCCGGGCTGGCCCCGCGGCGACATAAAGAACGAAAACGCGCTTGTCCTGCTCGCGGTAATCGCGACCCACGAGCCGCTAAGGCCGTCGACGCCATGCTCCACGAGTCGCTCGCCCACGTTCGCCGCAGCCTGCAACAGCGCCGGGCGCGGGGCACACTGCTGCGCCGAGGCAACAAAAAAGCCCGCCGAGGCGAGCCATACGATTGCCGCGAGCGCCAGGCGTCTCATCGCTGCTGCCGATCGTTAAACAGCGCAAACAGGGCCGCGACCTTTTCTTCAAGCACCCGCACCCGCACCAAGATTTCGGCGCGGAACGCGACAGCGACAGCCGCTACCGCGATCACGCCGGAGACGATCGGCCACACGCCCACCAGGTCGGTCATTACGCGGCGGGCTTGGCCGGCCAGACCGGGCTGGCGGGGTCGGTAGTGTTGGCAGGCAAGTCGCGCAGCCCGGTGCGGTACGCTTGCCAATCGGCAGGGACTGCCTCACCCGCTTCCTGCGCTTTGACGACAACCCAATCGCTTGCCGCCAGCATCTCATCACGCACTCGCCGCAGCGCGTCAAAAGCTACCTCTCGCTGCGCCGCCGTTTCGTCGTATGCTGCGTAAGCAGCCTGTAATGCAGACTGATCTACGCCGTCGATGTGAAGGATGTTGTCTGCGTCTATGTAGCGCGGCAGCGAAGCATCAATGTTTGCATCGCGCAGAAAAATTCGCATCACTACCGGCCCGTTGAGTTGTACACTTGCCATGTTTTCTCCTATTCGTCGAAGTAAATTAGCATCACGTTGCCGGGATCGGCATAACCCAAGCCAGAGTGATCGTGAAGCTGCCAAAATCGGATCACATCACTGACGCTGAGTGTCTCGATGCCGCTTACCACTGCGCCTCTCGAAGAACTGGCGTATTGAGTGAGGCCCAACCCAGAGGGGGTTCCGTTGTCGCTCCCGCCTTGTGCAAAAAGTCGCGTCCCCCCGCCAATAGTCACGCTATTTTTTTCGACGTATGCGCGAACGTAATACGTTCCATTACCGTAGCTACCGCCTCCGCCAAGCGTACCATTCCACACGAGCATGTACTTCCCGGCTTTCTTGATGGTGATCGCATTGCCAGTCGTCGTTCCATCGACGATTGCCTTGTTTTCGTATGTCGGCGTTGACATAGAAATCTGCACCCATGTGTTGTCCGTGATGCTGCTGACGTATGGCATCTCGCAGGCAAATACGACTGCGCCTTGGATAACCGCGCCCGCGCCGCCGTAAGTCGATGCTTCTCTCGGCTTCAGCACACCGGAACTGTCAAGAATGATGCGCTGCTCGCCAGCCGTCGCCGTCGATATTTCGTTGTCAGCCGAGAAGTAGAGACCTGTGTCAGTGTCGCCGGTGTTGGCGAGTGCTGGCGCGCTGCTCGATCCATCGGCCAGGGTCAGGACGCTGGCGGAAGGCGAGGTCAGCACTGTCGTCCCGGCGTTCATGTCAGCCAGGTCAGCCATCAACTCGCGGATTGCGTTGTTGATACCAGACGGCGCGCAGCCCTCGTCGATGTCTACGCTCTGAATGTCGGTGTTGCTCGCGGCGGTGGCCGAGTAGTCCGCGATTGAGTTTTTCGGCATGAGTATCCTCGCACAAATAAGCCCGCGCTATGCGGGCTGGTCGTCGTGAATGTCGATAGTGTTATTCGCTCGTAACCCCAAAAATCAGCGGGCCGAGAAGCCCCTGAGGCAAGTTGCTCGGCGCGATCGGCGCTGACCGCATAAGCCCCTGGAGCAGTTGCTGGTTCTCTACCGGGTCTTGCGCGAACAGCATGTTGCCCAACTCAGCACGCTGGGCAGGCGTCGGCCTGCGCATGTACTCAGCGCCTCGCCGGATCAGGTTTGTCGCCAAGCCGCCAACATTGCCACGCGCGGCGTCTGCGACCATGCTCGGGTCGATGCCTGCATCTGCCTGCTCCGCTGCGAGAACCTGAGTGCGGGAGCCTTGCGTGATTTTGTTCCTGGTCTGCGCCATTCTGGCTTCGGCAAGCATAAGGGCGCGAAAGCGATCAAACGATTGCTTCGACGGGAACACAGCTTGCAGTTTCTTTCGCTTTGCTTCGTTGCCGAAAAGAGCGCGGACTACATCTGCGCCATCCGGCCTATTTTCAACAATCCGGCGTATTTCACGCACTACGCCTTCGCGGAAGAACACCTTGTCGCCTTCGGATAGACCCTCGATCGCCCGCTGCGTTATCTCCTCGTCGCCGCGCAAAAAAGCACGGCCACGCTGCGCGGCATCGATGCTGTTCGAGTATCCACTAAATTGCGCACGCGCCGCCTTGTAAGCGGGGCCAGCCTGTTCATCGACGAGATCAACAAGTCTGTTTTTCAAAGCGAGTTTCGCGCGTCCAAGTTCGTCCAAGACCAACTTCCCGGTGGTCTTGTCGCGGTACTTCTCAATCTCCACGTCCAACCCACGCTTGACCAAATCCCACGACCGCAAGTCCAACTTTGATGTTCTTGGCGGCGTGACGCCCTCGTCCTGCGCAATGCGGCGCGCATTTTCCGCTGCGGCCTGCATTGACGGGCGCTGCATCAATTCGCCGAGTTCTGTCGATGCGATAACCGCAGGCGCTTCGTCATACGCTTTCTTGTATGCGGCTTGGGCAGCGCTGCTGCGTGCAGCGACAAGATCGTCGATGGTACTGTACAGGTCGCCTTCCACGCCCATCTCTCCGCGCGCACCTTCCATGATGCGGCCCCCCTGGCCGCGCATCCGGCGCTCAAGCGCACGCTCTGCCTGCCCCTGCGCGGGGCCGGGTGCCGTGGCTACGCCGCGCGCTAGGCTTTGGGTTCCTTCGCCCACGTCGGCGATCATTGCCTGATCCCCCAGCTTACGCAGGCGCGCCATCGCTTGCCCTGGCGTAAGTTGATCGCGCTCCAGCGCCTGCAAAACTTTACGCGCGGCTGCCCGCTCGGGGCCGCGCACCTTATTGAGTGCCGCGCGCGCGACAGGGCCGAACGTCGCCATAAGCGCCTTGCCGCCAGCCGTTAAGCCCAGGGCGAAGGCTGCACCTGCGGCTGCGCCCTGCGGCACTTGCGCGGCGCGATTCATAAGGTCGCCCTCGGATTGCAGCGCAGCGCTTGTGCCGCCGATTGCCCCCCCACTGCCCGCAATCCTGCCGATCTTCCCTGGAAGCGTCGCCGCCGTTTTGATTCCCTGACCGATTGCGCCGCCGCCGACCAGCATCGAGGTGCCGACGCCGATCTTGCCCAGCGTTGGGTTTTGTTCTTTCCAACTATCAAGCGCGCGTCGATATGCCGAGCGTCTTTTTTCGAAATCGCCGGAAAAGTCGGTCGGACGCCCGCGAACGACATCCTTGACGTAATCGAGCGCCGCTCCGAGAGCGCCGTGAATTTCGTCACCCCCGCCCAGCGCAAGTTCGTCGGCCAGGACAGAGAGGAAATCTACGCCTCCAGGGATAGACGGTGGCGGGGCAGCTTCTTGAGGTGCGCGAGGCTCGCTGCCACCAGCGGCAGCGGTCTGGTTTTCGAGTATGCCTTGAAGAACCCTAACAGCGTTTTGGTCCCCGGCTTTTTGCGCGGCTTCCAAAGCGCGCTGCACTTGTTCACTCATCGTGAGTATGCCCGAACTGTGAAGTATTGCTCTGGCGTCATGCGACTTTCGTTCAATACAAAATCTTCTTCTGGCGCGTTTGGATCGAAGATTGGGTTGGCCTCGATGTACTCATCCCAGTAGTCATCTGCTCCAACAAGCGTCTGGTTAGCGGAGAAATACTTGCTCCGGAACTTGTTGTTTTCGACAATGTTCTGCTGCTGGATCAACATTGCCCGCGCTATTCTCATGTTCGCTTCCCGCGGCTTATCGACGCCAAAACTTGCCCCTCTAAACATGCGAACATCCCTATCTGATGCAGCTCCAGGCAATCCCTGACGCATCAGGGGCGTCAATTTGTCTTGAATCGCAAGCATTGTCGCGATGCTTGAATCGCGGGTAGAAGCGACACGCGCTGCGCCAGGGACCGCCAGCATGCCGCCGGTATCAACTGTCTCGTTCAAGCGCATGAACGTATTGATGCTTTCGATCATCGATGTGGATTGAGCTGCCTGTTCGCGAGATTTTTCGAGAGCCGCAAGGCCACGCTCGTAGGCTTTTTGCTGCATTACATTGGTTACAGTTTGCGAGCCGCCTCCAACTGTAGGAGCGGGTGGAACCCACCCGGGCCGCGGCGCGCCCTCCTGACCTTGCGACGCCGGAGAATCCCCGGGAAACGCGGGGTTCGATGCCTGCGCAACCGCAATTCGGTCTTCTTGCGACATAACCGAAGAAACCTGCGGCGTCCCATTTGCGTCAAACCAGGCGGGGACATTGTCTGGAATATTATAAATCTTACGCTCTTGAGCGTTTAGGGGGCGACCCGCGTTCTGTTTGCGCGCCGCCTCGGAAATCTTCAGAGCGGTGTCAAACGCCCGCTGCCGCCGCGCATCCTGCAACGCCTGCTGCCGCGCCATTTCTTTAGAACGTATTTGCATCGCTGCGCCAAGCCCCTGCCCCAGCGTGGTCGGCGTGGCGCTGTAGCCGCCCTGCTGGAGCAGCGCGCCAGCCGCCGCGAAGTTAGCCTGCGAGCGCGGATCGTTGAACGATGCGCCCAGCAACCCCGTTGGCTGTGGCGTGGGCGCGGCAAGCATCTTCATCAGCGGCGCTAGGTTCATGCCGCCCATCTGCTGCACGGCAGCGGGTGCGACTGCGGCGGGGACAGGCGCAGCCGGGACAGGCGCGACCGGCGTCGGACGCCGCATAGCCGCGCTTTGGATCGTGTTGCTAATTGCCGAGATCGGCACGCCGCGGGCGAAACTCATGCGAAACCTCCCAGCAAGCCGCCGCCGATTGCGCCAAACAGCGGCCCGATGCCGGGCACCAGGCTGCCAAGCTGCGCGCCGCCAAGCGCGCCGCCCAAAAACCCTGCGCCGGTGTTGCGGAAAACAGGCTGCGTGTTGGTCGAGCCGAACGTGCCGCCGCGCACCGCGGTCAGATAGTCCGCAAGCTTCTGTTGCGGCCTCATCTGCTCATATTGATATCGAGCGACCTGGTCTTGCAGCTCTGCGCCCGCCTGCGCTTCGCGCGCAGCGCCGACGCCCTGTAGCCTCGCGAGATCGGCGAAATCGAGATCGGCCATTTGCGGCGCAGCCCGAGACGCCGCGTCCTGTCGCGCCCGCTCCTGCTGAAAGTTCTGATAGGCAAGCTGCCCGGCAGTGTCGGCGAGGTTGCGCGACAGCACGTCAGTGTATGCGCCGCTCCCCAGCCGTCCGCTGCGCGCAAACTGCGAGTTGACCTGGTCGGTCACCGCGCGGAACGCGGGGTCGAGCGCCTGCTGAAGAAACGGGTTTTGCCCGAGGAACTGCCCGCCCAGAACATTCTGCGTGTAGCCCTGCGCAGCCTGTGTCAGCGGCGATCCGGCAAGCGCGCGGTCGCGCGCCATGCTCAACGCTTGCTGCGTCTCAGGTGCCATACCCACGACTGTCGAGCCGGGATAGTAATCTGGCCCCTGGGCATCGTACAGGCGCCCGGCCTCCTCCAGGCCGCGCGTGTAAAAAGGCTGGATAAATTCAGGCACAGACGATTGCGTCTGCACAGTCTTAGTTCCGCCCTTGCTCATTCCGCGATCTCCTTCGTCAGCAGCACGGCTGCCGGTCGATAGTCAGTCAATTTCTTCACCCAGCCTTTGCGCCCGATGACCTCGGCGCGCGTGCATCCGTAATTCTCTTTTGCCCACCGCGTCACGAGCGGCTCGGCCTCAAGCAATTCATCGAGGTTGCCGCCAGCCAGCCAGAACCGCACGCTGCGGCCAGCCGGATAGCTGACGATCTCTGTCACGATGACCGAATCGTGAAGCGGCCAGAACTGCGCGTCTCTCCGCTCGATCGCGGCCCACACGTCCGCTGGCGTGTGCGTGTTGCCCGCGTGCGCCAGCGCCGCTTCGATGTGCGGCGTCAGGCGCTCGAACTCATCCGACCACGATGTATGCAAAGTCGCGATCCGTCTGCGCGTTGTTCGCGTGCGTCAGCGTGAACGACTGTTTCGCCCGCGCGGAGATGTACATGCCGCCAGCGCCAACCTCTGCTGCGGCGTTGGCGGTGAGCGGCGTCAGCAGGATCACGCTTTGCGGCCCCGCACGGTAATCAGTCACGCTCGTCGTCGCCTGGTTAGCGGTCAGCGTGACCGTGCCGGTGTTATTGGCCCGCCCGTCAAGCAGCCCGTTCACCACTTCTGCAACCTCGCGCGGGCTAGGCGCGGGTTGCAGTCTGCGAAAGTTGAAGTCCGTCATCGCAAGCCGCGCTGCTGCACCACCGCGTCGTAGCCCTGGAATGTGTCGAAGTCGCTCACGCTAAACTTGACCTGGTGGAACCGACCGCTCGACCGCAGCGTAATGAAGTTGTCGCTGTTGACCGCCGCCGCCGAGCTATAAGTCTGCGAGTCAAACGGGCGCGCACGGCTCGCGACCTGTGCGGTCACAGTCGGAGCAGTCGCCGCTGCTTGGCGATCGAGGTAGGGCTGCAACTGCGTCAGCAACGAGGCGCGGCCCGGCGTAAACTCGAACTCGCCCGTTTCGATTGTTGCTGTCAGGTTGGCGCCATTAGATATCTGAATCTTGCTGCTGCGCCCGCCACCAAAAAGGTACTCGCCACCGATCCACACGACGTCATCGAGCGACGGCGTCAGCGCATCAAGCGATGCGTTGACATTGTCCAGTCCCTCAAGCGTGTAGCTTGGCGAGAAAAATGTAGCGACTAAGTCGTGGGTCTGGTCGATGCTCGACCAGCGTTCGAGCTGGTAGTTGTAGACTAGGAACTTGGTCGGCGTGCCGCTGCCGCTCTTCACCGGGTAGCCCCAGACGACGAGCTTGTTTGCCGGGTCAACCGCTGCCGACAGTCGATGAGCCTTATCGCGATCAAACTCGTCGAAAAATGTGCGGTCAACTTTCTCGCTGCCGATCGCCTTCGACGAGTTGCCGTCGAACAGATAGAAGCCATCGCCCGCGAGATAAAATACAAACGGCCCGACGTTGCACACGCTGCCCGGATACGGACAGCCGCGCGATGTTTCGACTTTGTCGAACTGGAAGATCAGCGGAGAGCCAACGTAACTCATCCGCACGATGCCGCGCTCGCACAGCACCGTGCCAAACTCGCCGCCAACCACGCCCGTCACGTTGCCGAGGTCACTGATGTCCTGCACATCGGCCTGGCTTGTTCCGACCGTCCACGCAGTCGCGTCGTCTATGCCACTCCAGCGGATACGGCGCGGGTAAGTCGTCGCGCCATAGGTGACGTAGCCGGTGACTACGAAATCACGCACGACCGCGAGATAGCGTGCCGCGGGAGAACCCGTGAGGTCGGCGAACAGCGACGATGTGCCGATCTCGTAGCTTTGCAGGATGTCGTTGGTGCCGTGCGCCGCAATCACGCGATCTCCGAACTGCACGAACCTCCAACGATCAGTGGAGCCTAGCGTGTAGTTGCCCGCCTTCGACTTATTGTCCAGCGCAGTTGTTGCGCTGTTGTAGAGATAGAGCTTGGCCTCATCTCCCGCGAACAGGTTGTTCGTTGCGTCCGATCCCTTCGCGGCATAGATGCCGCGCAGGTATGCGTCAGCCGCGCCGCTGTAATCCGACATGGCTTTGAAGGACTTATAGCCCGCAGCCACGGGCACCACGTTGCTCGCGAGTGTGACGCCGGGGTTGTTGTAGCTTGGCTGGTCTGGCAGCCACTCGCCAAACTTATTCATTGCAAAGCCCAAGTCTGAGCGCCCGCTGTCTGCTCGG